TCGCGATGGTGCCGACGCTGGCGCGCGCGGGCAATCTCGACCAGCTGCCCGCGCTCGACCTCCTGGTGATCGACGAGGCGCATCACGCGGCAGCCGACAGCTATCGGCGCATCATCGACACCGCGCTACAGCGCAATGCCATGTGCCGGATCTACGGCGTCACCGCGACGCCTAACCGGGGCGACAAGCGCGGCCTGCGCCCGGTGTTCTCGAACGTCGCCGATCAGATCCGGATCGGGGAGCTCATCGCCTCCGGCCATCTCGTGCCGCCGCGCACCTTCGTCATCGATGTCGGCGTCCAGGACCAGCTCACCAAGGTGCGCCGCACGGCCGACGATTTCGACATGGCCGAGGTCGACGCGATCATGAACCGTTCGCCGGTCACGGAAGCGGTGATCCGCCACTGGCGGGAGAAAGCCGGCGATCGCCAGACGGTGGTGTTCTGCTCGACCGTCGACCACGCGCGCAACGTGACCGCCGCCTTCAACACGGCGGGCATCACAGCGGGGCTGATCCACGGCGACATGGCCGACACCGACCGCAAGGCGACGCTTGCGGCTTATGCCGCCGGTGATTTGCGGGTCGTGGTCAATGTCGCGGTCCTGACCGAGGGGTGGGATCACCCGCCGACGAGCTGCGTCGTGCTGCTAAGGCCGAGTTCCTACAAATCGACCATGATCCAGATGGTCGGCCGGGGCCTGCGCACGATTTCGCCCGAGGAACATCCGGGCGTCGTCAAGACCGACTGCATCGTACTCGACTTTGGCACCTCGACCCTGCTGCACGGATCGCTGGAGCAGGACGTCGATCTGAACGGACGCGAGTCCTCCGGCGAGGCGCCGACCAAGGATTGCCCGGACTGCGGCGCCGTCGTGCCGCTCGCCACCACCGAATGCCCGCTGTGCGGTCACCTCTGGGAGCGGGAGGACGCGGGCGAGGTCACGCCGCTCGGCGACTTCGTGATGTCGGAGATCGACCTCCTGAAGCGGTCGAGTTTCCGCTGGTGCGATCTCTTTGGCGACGATGCCGCACTCATCGCCAACGGCTTCAACGCCTGGGGTGGTGTCTTTTTCCTGAATGGCCGCTGGTACGGCATCGGGGGCCTGCAAAAGCAGCGGCCACATTTGTTGGCGATGGGCGAGCGCACCGTTTGTCTGGCGGCGGCGGACGACTGGCTCAACGAGCATGAGAGCGACGAGAGCGCGCACAAGACCCGCCGCTGGCTGAACCAGCCGCCCACCGACCGGCAGCTTGCCTTCCTGCCGCCGGAGTACCGGCAGGATTTCGGGCTCACCCGCTACCAGGCATCGGCGCTTCTGGCATTCCGGTTCAACCGCGACGGTATCCGCGCCCTCGTCTTCGGGGCGGCCGATTCCGCGCCCGAAGCAGCTATCGGGAGGGCGGCATGAGCCATGGCCTCTCTCACCCCTATCACGGCCGAGGACCGGCGGCGGCTCTGGCATCCGCGTGGAACGCTATGTGCTGTCTGCCGGCGACCCACCCGTGGTTTTGGCTGGTTCGACCCGGTGCGGTCGAAGCAGCCGCGCCCCTCGGTCTGGTTCTGCTCGATGGCCTGCCAAGGCTTCTGGACGCGCTTGGCGCGGGAGCGCTGGGCCATGGTTGATCTCACCGAACAGGAGAAGGCGGCGATCCGCGCCGCCATGAAGCCGGTCGCCGAAATCATGGAGGAGATCGGCTGGCAGGCGCGGTTCTCCGATCTGTCGGAGGAGCAGGTGCTCACGCTCATCGATGTCGCCGTCGGCGGCTTCCAGGACGCCATGCATGCCATGGCTGCCGACGCCGACGCGGAGGTGCCGTTCTGATGCTCGACTATAATCACCGACCCACCTGCTCTGAGCGCATCAACGCGGTCATCGACACGGCGACCAAAGCCGCACGCGCCGCGACACCGTCACGGACCTATCTCGGCGGCTCCCGCCTCGGACACCCGTGCGAGCGCGCCCTCCAGCTCGAGTTCGCGGGCGCGCCGAAGGATGAGGGCCAGGAGTTCTCCGGCCAGACGCTGCGGATCTTCGAGATCGGACACGCTCTCGAAGATCTCGCGGTCCGCTGGCTCCGGGCTTCCGGGTTCGATCTCTACACCCGCAAGGGCAACCGTGCGGATGGGGAGCAATTCGGCCTCTCCGTCGCCGGCGGCCGCATCCGCGGCCATGTGGATGGGATCATCGCTGCTGCGCCAGTGACGCTGGGCATCGGCGTTCCCGCGCTCTGGGAATGCAAGACGATGAACGCGAAGAACTGGCGCGAGACCGTCGCCAAAGGCGTGCGTCTGGCGAAGCCGGTCTACGCGGCGCAGATCGCCCTCTACCAGGCCTACATGGAAGCGCAGGTCCCGGGCATCTCCGACAATCCGGCGCTGTTCACCGCCATCAACAAGGACACCGCCGAACTCCACCACGAACTCGTGCCGTTCGACTCAGGCCTCGCTCAACGGATGAGCGATCGCGGTGTGCGGATCCTGCAGGCAACCGACGCCGGGGAGTTGCTGCCGCGGATCGCCACGACACGCGATTTCCACGAGTGCCGCATGTGTCCATGGGCGGAACGCTGCTGGGGGCTCCCGGCATGAGCGAGAACAACATCGTCTCCCTCGACGCGTGGCGTGATTTCAACGACGCCGAACCCCAGGCCGATCCCTTCGACATCGAGCCGGATCCCGAGCAGATCGCCATCTTTCTCGACGTCGTCTTCGCCTATTGCGATGGCTGGGTGCCGCTGCGCGGTTTCGTCGACAAGGGCCAGGGGATTGACGGTCGTCCCCACAATGCCTGGATCGAGATCGACGACAGCCTGCTGGAAAAATCCGTCGCCTTTGCCGGCTGGGCGGCACGAGAGGGCGCTGCCTTCTATGTGGTGCCGGGAACGGTTGCGGAGACCGGCAAGGCCAAGGCCGCCGACGTCCTGCAGATGCAGACGGTTCTGGTCGATCTCGATGCGGGCGACATCGTCGCCAAGCTCGACCACCTCATCCGGCATCTGGGCGAACCGACCCTGCTCGTCGAAAGCGGCGGCCGCACGCCCGACGGTCTCGACAAGCTGCATGTCTGGTGGCGCTTGAGCGAACCGGCCGAGGGGGAGGACATCGCGCTTCTCTGTCGGCTGCGCGGCGACATCGCGGTGAAGGTTGGCGGCGACACGCATTTCCGTTCCGCCCACCAGCCGATCCGTCTGGCCGGCTCCGTCTATCACAAGGGCGGGTTCAAGCGGCTGGTCAACATCCGTCGCCACAGCCCCCGCGTCGAGGTCCACCTGCGCGACTTCGTCGAACTGGTCGACGCCATGCCGCCACTTGCTGGGGTCGGTTCCGCGCCGGGCCCGTCGACGGACAAACCGTCGATCACGGAGATCCTGACTACTCCGGTCCGCGAAGGCGGCGAAGACGACTGGACGCGCTTCCAGGGCGCGAGCGCTGCCATCGGCCACTATGTGCGGATGGCCCATGAAGGGCGCACGAGCCGCGACGAGGCGTGGGAGGCGATCTGCCAGTACAACGCCGCCCAGCTGCGCCCGAGCTGGCCGCTCGAACGCCTCGCCTCGGAAGCCCAGCGCCTGTGGCGACTGCATGAGGAACGCCACGGACCGGCCCTCGAACGGCTCTGCGCGCCGCCCATGTCAGCATTGCCGGCGTTCACGCTCGGCGCGCTCCTCGACGATACCAGTCCGATGCCGGACGACATCATCGCACCGCGCGTACTGACGCCGGGCGGCATGCTGGTGCTCGGCGGAGCACCGAAGGTCGGCAAGAGCGACTTTTTGATTAGCCTGCTGGTCCACATGGCGGCGGGCGTGCCCTTCCTCGGCTTCGCGCCGAGCCGGCCGCTGCGGATCTTCTATCTGCAGGCCGAGATCCAGTACCACTACCTCCGGGAGCGCCTTCAGGCGATCCGGATCGATCCGGCGCTCCTGGCCGCTGCGCGCGACAACCTCGTCGCCACGCCCAAGGTCCGCATGCTGCTCGACGCCGGCGGCGTGGCTCTGACCGTCGCCGCGGTTCGCGCCCATTACGGCCATGGCGCGCCCGACATTCTCTGCATCGACCCTATCCGCAACCTCTTCGACGGTGGCCCAGAAGGCGGCGGCGAGAACGACAACACCGCGATGCTCTTCTTCCTACAGGAGCGGGTCGAGGCATTGCGCGATGCGGTCGCTCCCGATGCCGGCCTGATCCTCTGCCACCACACCCGCAAGATCACCAAGAAGCAGCTCGTCGAGGACCCGTTCATGGCGCTCTCGGGCGCGGGCAGCCTCCGCAGCTTCTACAGCTCCGGCATCATCATGCACCGGCCCGACGAAGATCGGCCCGAGCGGATGCTGCATTTCGAGCTGCGCAACGGCCCCGGCATCGAACCGATGATCATCGACAAGGCCGATGGGCGCTGGGTCGCGATCGATCGGTCGAGCGAGCGCCTGGTGCGCAAAGCGCTGGGCGACAAGCTGGATGCGGAGCGGGTGCGCAAGCACGACGTCATCCTCGGCGTCCTCCTCGACGAGGCGCTCGAAGGGCGGCTCTACACCATCAATCAGTTCGCAGAAGCCTTCGAGAACCGGGGCGGGCTTGGCGGCAAAGACACGATCCGCGACCGGCTGAACGTCCTCGCAACCAAAGGCTTTGTGAAGTTCGTGCGCGACGGCACGCCCTATGGGCTCGGGCCGTCCAGGTCGCGCTTCGGCTTCCTGTGCGTCGAGGGCATGGCTGCTCCGGCTGACGGAGAAGCGGTCGATCCCGAGACGGGCGAGGTCCTGCCCGCCACCGTCGCTGTTCTGCCCACCCACTACAAATCACCGCAGACCGGCGCGCTGCTCGAAGTCGAGAACCCGCACGTGTGGGTCTACCCGGAGGGCGAGCAGTCATGATCCCCCGCGCGAAACACCCCCCGCAGAATTGCACGCTGACCAGTTTGAACCAGATGAGGCGCGGTCCCGAAACTGCTCCGCCATCATCGCGCGGAACTGCGCTCTGGCCAGTTGTGACCAGATTGGGCGCGCTACCGAAACTACCCCTTCAGAATTGCGCAGCGACCAGATCGGCTTCGCTGACATCAGATTGGGTCGTTCGACCTGTCAGAACCTCCCCAAACTGGAAAAATCCTCGCCACCTCAATGCTCTGTCTGTGGCGTCAAGTTTAGGGGGTGAAAGCCACCCCCTTCGGGGGTGGGGGAGAACGCCGCAGGCGGGTTCTCCCTCGCCCACCCCCAGGGGCTTCGCGCGCGCATGGCGTGCCGGGCCACTCATCTCCGAAAACACTCGAACAGGATCGACCCGCATGAGCATGCATCCATCACCCCTCCTTGTAGCCGACTGTCCACCTGCACCCGTCGCGTCTGTGGATGCGGGCAGCTCCATCCTCGCCCTCGACCTCGGCACCACCACCGGCTGGGCGAGCCTCATCGGCGGGATCGTTCACAGCGGGACAGTGACCTTCCGCAGCGGGCGCTACGACGGCGGCGGCATGCGCTACCTGCGCTTCCAGCACTGGCTCCAACAGCTGGCCGACGACAGTGGCGGACTGGCCGCGATCTATTTCGAGGAGGTCCGCCGCCACATCGGCACCGACGCCGCCCACCTCTACGGCGGCTTCCTCGCGACATTGACCGCGTGGTGCGAGCGCGAGGGCGTCGCCTATCAGGGTGTGCCGGTCGGCACGATCAAACGGTTCGCCACCGGCAAGGGCAACGCCGGCAAGGATGCCGTGCTCGCCGCGATGCGCCAGCGCGGCTTCCGGCCTGCTGACGACAACGAGGCCGATGCGATCGCCATCCTGCTCTGGGCGATGGAGACCCGGGGAGGTGTGCTGTGAGGTGGGCGCCACGAGGATATGGCGGCCAGCGTCTCAGTCCCGATGAGGTCAAGCGCGAGGGCTGGCGCGAGCAGCGCGTCCTCGCGGTCTCTCTCGATGATGACCGTCTGACCTGGCCTGAACGCGAGCTGATCCGCCAACTCGGCGAGAAGCTCTATGGCGATCGCGATCAGTCGAAGGAGGCACGTCGATGACTGAGTGGACACCAAGCCTCGTCGAGGAACGTCTGTCGGAAGCGGCCTTCGTGCTCAAGCGCCTGCCCGAACCCCGACGGCAGGGTTATTTCAGCACGTGGCCCGAGGTGGTCCACTCCTTCGCCGACAAGGTTGGGCAGGAACCGAAACCGATGCGCATCATCCCGTCCCCTGCGGCCATCAGCCGGATGGAGGAGACGCTGAGCTGGACGGTGGGACTCGATCCGATCGACGGCAAGATCGTCTGGCTGCGCGCCTACGGCGAGCGTTGGAAAACCATCTGCTGGACGGTCGGCTTGCAGCGCTCCGCCGCTCACGAGCACTGGCTCTACGCGCTCTGCGTCATCGCATTCCGGCTTAACGGTCGGCGGCTCAACCGCAGCTACTCGAAGCGCAAAGTAATCGAACTGGCTGGCGCGGCGCAGCGGTGAGCGGTGGCGAGGAAGGTGTCCGCCGGACACTTTTCGAACGGACATAAACGGCGGATCGGGCTAGGTTTTTGGCTATCCTCGGGAGAGGCGCGCGCGTCGCGGTCTCGGTCCCGCTTCCAGACGAGTTCACGGGACCTTCCTGGCGAAAATCGTATGCTGGCGGGCGAAGCGCGGCACATCGCCAGCGGCAGAGCCGGATTTTTGGGAAGCCACCCGGAAGCCGGATCCACCTGCAACCCGCGCAAGCCTCAATAAACACAAACCTTTCTGCCGGACACACTGTTGGCCGCTGGACCCCGCATGGAGTCCAGCGCGGCGTCCGGAGTCCAGAAGCCACCGGGTATCCAACCGACTAGGGAACCATGTCCGCCATGACGCTGAGCTTCGCCCCGGACGCGATCGAGATGTGGCCGCTGGCAAAGCTCCAGCCCTACGCGAAGAACGCCAAGGCGCATGGCGCGGATCAGATCGCGAAGATCGCCGCCAGCATGGCCGAGTTCGGTTGGACCGTGCCCTGCCTCGTCGCTGAGGACGGAGAACTGATCGCAGGCCATGGCCGGGTGCTGGCGGCGACGCAGCTCGGGCTGACCGAAGCGCCGGTGATTGTGCTGGGGCATCTGACCGAGGCACAGCGCCGTGCCTACCGGATCGCCGACAACAAGCTGACCGAACTCGGCACGTGGAACGAGGCGCTGCTGTCGGCGGAACTGAACGACCTGCTCGCCGAAGATTTCGACCTCTCGCTGGTCGGTTTCTCCGATGGCGAGTTGGACAAGCTGCTGGCATTCGTGCCCGAGGGCGAAGGCGAGGAAGGTGGCGGCGCCGGTGTTCCGCCCGTCACCATCCCCGAACCACCGCGCAACCCGGCCTCACGCACCGGCGATCTCTGGATCCTCGGCGATCACCGGCTTCTCTGCGGTGACAGCACCAGCCACGACGATGTGCGCCGCTTGATGAATGGCGAGCGGGCGATCCTGTTCGCCACCGACCCGCCATACCTGGTCGACTACGACGGCTCCAACCATCCGACCCGCAACAAGGACTGGTCGGCATCTTACGGCACCACGTGGGACGACAGCAGCCAGGGTGCCGAACTCTACGACGGTTTCATCGCGGCGGCCGTGGCCGAAGCCATCGCCGAGGATGCGGCATGGTATTGCTGGCACGCATCTCGCCGCCAGGCGATGCTGGAGGCCTGCTGGGAAAAGGCCGGCGCTTTCGTCCATCAGCAGATCATCTGGGTGAAGGACCGCGGGGTTCTCACCCGGTCGCATTACCTCTGGAAGCACGAGCCGTGCTTCATGGGCTGGCGCCGCCCGAACCGCCCGCCGAAGGTGGCCGAGGAGACTTTGGCCTCCACTTGGCCGCTGCCCAGCTTCGCCAAGGACGAGCGGCCCGACCACCCGACGCCGAAGCCGATCGATGCCTTTGGCATTCCGATGCGCCAGCATGTGGCGCGTGGCGGTCTTTGTTACGAGCCGTTCTGTGGCTCCGGCTCGCAGATCATGGCGGGCGAAGCCAATGGCCGGCGCGTCTTTGCGATGGAGATCAGCCCCGCCTACGTCGATGTCGCCGTGGAACGTTGGCAGGCCGACACGGGACGCACCGCCGTTCTCGATGGCGAGAACAAGACCTTCGCGCACATCAAGGAAGCGCGGCTCGGGTCCGGCGTGACCGAGGACGCCGCATGAAGCAGACACGGCGGATGTCGCTGGTCGAAGCGCTGACAAATGTCGCCGTCGGCTATGGCATCGCCGTTGTGACCCAGATGGCGGTCTTCCCGCTCTTCGGACTGCATGCGACGTTGGCACAGAACATGATGATGGGCGCGATCTTCACGGTTGTGTCGATCGCTCGCAGCTATGCGCTCAGGCGGGTGTTCGAGGAGATACGTGTTCGGCGGACTTGGAGATAAAACCGCCGCCCATCGGGGCGGCGGTCATGATGTGGTCGGATCCTTTGGCTTCAGGCTACTGGCAACTTGTAGACCCGTCCGCGCCCTTCGACCTTCTCCGAGGAGACCTCGAGGCCCAGCTTCTTCTTGAGCGCCCCGGCGATGGCGCCGCGCACCGTGTGCGACTGCCAGCCGGTTGCAACCATGATCTCCTCGATGGTCGCGCCGCCCTCCGTTCGGAGCATTTCGATCAGCGTGGCCTGCTTGGTGCCCTTGCGCGGCGTGCGCGCCTTGGTCGCGACCTCGGGCTCGATGGGGGTGTCCGATGCGGGCTCCTCTGTCGGCACGTCCGTCGCGCCCGCAGGCGCGGTGTTCGCTTCCTCAGGCTCGATGCCGATGGCGGCGAGCCCTGCATCGGTGGCGATCAGCGTGACGCCGTGGCCGTCGCCGGTCTCGCGCCAGACGGGCTCGCCCTCGCGCATGTTAACATCAACCTCTTCGAGGAAGCCCTTGGCGAGCATCGCGCCGACCACCTTGGCGGCGGCGCCTCCGCGGATGCTGTCGGGTAGCGGCAGGGCGATGTGCTCGGCACGCTGGGCAGCTGCGCTCAGGATCACTGCTTGCGTGTCGGAAAGCTTGGTCATGGGGTCGTCTCCGTGTTCGGGGTCGCACCATCGCGGCCCTTCTACGACCCCAAGCCGCGCGGGCGGCGCGGCCGGAGTTCGGGCGATGCCGGAAATCACTCGGCGTGTTCGCCCTCCTTGAAGGCGGCATCGGTGATGCGCTTCAGAAGTTCGGCGTAGTGGGCGAGCGTTCCGACATGGCCCCAATTGATCTCGTCGGGGTTGGTGTCGAAATGCTCGTCGCTCAGCGCCTGGATGCGCTCCAGCATCGCGTCGATTTCGGCCTTCCGGGCGATGAAGGCGTCGATCGCCTGCGGCTTGTTCGGGGTCTTGGTCATGGCTGTCTCCGTCCTTGTTGGTGACGCCATACAGGCTCTGATCGCAGCGCTTATCAAGTCGATAAGTGCATCATTTCATTAGGATTTTCTGGTCGATATGCAGGGGCTAAGCGAACGTCAGTACGCCGCCCGTGTGGGCCTCTCACGGGGCGCGATCCAGAAGGCGAAGGCGGCCGAGCGGCTCGTGCTCTATTCCGACGGCAGCATCGATGCCGATGCCAGCGACGCCCGCCGCGCGGAGACAACGGACCCGTCGAAGACCAGGAAGGCTCCCACACCGAAGCTGAAGCCGGTGCCCGACGTGGCCCTGTCGGCCGTCGGCGAAACACTCCGGGAAAGCGGCCTGACTTCGCCCGCGACGGGCGGTGGCACGACCTTCCTGCAAGCCAAGACGGCGAACGAGGTGCTGAAAGCCCAGGAGCGCCGCCTCCGGCTTCAGAAGATGAAGGGCGAACTCATCGATCGTGCGCGCGCGACCGCGCTCGTCTTCCGGCTTGCGCGGGAGGAGCGGGATTCCTGGGTCAATTGGCCGTCCCGCGCGGCGGCGCTGATGGCGGCGGAGCTCGGAGTGGAGGCGGCCGAGATGCAGAAGGCTCTGGAGACCCATGTACGCGCCCACCTCGACGAACTCGCCGAGGTCCGGCCGGAATTCCGCTGAACGAGACAATGAGCTGTCCGATGATCTGACCGACTTCGACGGCGTCGCCGACCTCCTGCGCGCCTGGGGCGCCGGGATGCGGCCCGATCCGGACCTGACCGTCTCGCAATGGGCGGACCGGCATCGGATGCTCTCGGGCCGCGCCTCGGCCGAGCCCGGCCGGTACCGCACCGCGCGCACGCCCTACATGCGCGACATCATGGATGCGCTCTCGCCGGGAGCAGCGGCGCAGCGCATCGTCTTCATGAAGGCCGCGCAGGTCGGCGCGACCGAGGCTGGCAACAACTGGATCGGCTTCGCGATCCACCAGGCGCCGGGGCCGATGCTGGCGGTCCAGCCGACCGTGGAACTGGCGAAACGCAACTCACGCCAGCGGATCGACCCGCTGATCGACGAGAGCGCTGAACTGCGAATGCGCGTGAAGCCAGCCCGCTCGCGCGACGCCGGCAACACCATGCTGTCGAAGGAATTCGCGGGCGGCATCCTGATCATGACCGGGGCGAACTCGGCTGTCGGTCTGCGCTCGACGCCGGCGCGCTATATCTTCCTCGACGAGGTCGACGCCTATCCGGGCTCGGCTGACGAGGAAGGCGATCCCGTCACGCTGGCCGAAGCGCGATCGCTGACCTTCGCCCACCGGCGCAAGGTCTTCCTGGTCTCGACGCCGACGATCCGGGGGCTCTCGCGCATCGAGCGGGAATACGAGGCGAGCGACCAGCGCCGGTTCTTCGTGCCATGCCCGCATTGCGGCCATGAGCAATGGCTCAAGTTCGAACGGCTGCGCTGGGACAAGGGTCGGCCGGAGACGGCCGCCTACACTTGCGAGGGCTGCGACGGCGCCATCGCCGAGCACCACAAGACGGCGATGCTAGCCCGGATATCTCACGAAGGAAGGTGCATCGGGGTCTGAAATCGGCGAGAGTGTGAGTGCGAACAAACACTTGGCCCGATGTCAGGAGAGCCCCCGATGCGGACACAGTGTAACCCGGAGTC